TAGATAGATGTGCAGAGTACCATGTGGACAAACACATTGTAAAGATGCCACTAGAAGTTGCACAAATCCTATGCACAAGTATATGGATTGACCAATTCTTAGGATTTGTTCCTAGAGCTTTGAACAAAGAAGAAAGAGATGTGCTTAATGAAGAAAAAGCAAAGATAAAACATTTAAAGCCAGAGGAAAGACCTATCACACCATATCTACCAATGATGTACAATCACCCATGTACTATATGGGCTCGTTCATCACTAGACAATCATGAGTGGACACATTGCTATGGCAATGCATTGAATGATGAGTACAGGTATAGATATGGTAAGGAACACAAATCTATCGATCAAGTAGTAAATAAATTACCTGAGCCAGTTAATATGAAAAGAGTGGGATTTACTGAGTTTGGTTTGGCAATGCCAGACGAACTAAAAGATTATGATAATCCTATACAATCGTACAGAGATTATTACCACCTTGACAAAGCAACCTTCGCTAGCTGGAAATATAGAGACAAACCACATTGGTGGAACGAGGAGTATGCAGACTATGAGAGTCGTATTACAAGATAAGCCTTACATATCAGTTTTCTTTCCAGCTCATTGGAGTCAAGAAAAGATAGATATTTGGTTGGCAAAATGGTATTCAGCTAGACAATTAACACATTAGGACAAAATGACAGACACAGAACAAAAACAATTTAATCACTACGGAGACTTCGTAGTGTCAACAACATCAGAAGAAAGCTTAAGCACAGTAGCATTAATAGATAGGCTGATGGAGTTAGATATACATACACCAGTAGAGTTCTCACAACTACTTACAGCATCAATAGGTATGCAAGCTGAGTCAGGAGAATTCTCAGAGGTAATCAAAAAGATTATCTTTCAGGGAAAAGAATTCAATGAACAAGAAAGATTTCATCTCATGCGTGAGTTGGGAGATGTCTTGTGGTATTGGGTGCAAGGCTGCAAAGCACTTGGGTATACACCTCAACAAGTAATGGAAGAAAATATTAAAAAATTAGAGAGTAGATATCCAAACGGATTTGAAGTTATGCGTAGTGAGATACGCAAGGAAGGTGATATATGATAGTGCTAATGAAAGAACACTATCATACCTTTCAACACGAAGATCGTACAGCAGAGGTATGGAAAACAATAAAAGGTGAGTGGGCTACTAGATACTATGACAAGAAGGGCGGAAAAGCTAGTGTCTGGGTAAAAGATGTAATTCATACGGGCAAAAGTGAACTATGGGCAGAAAATGCTGCCGAGAACTGGGTATTCGGAATAAACTCATGATGGAAACAATAGAAACAATACTCATGTTACCTTTTTACATTTTTAAATATGCTTTCTCTTTAGCTTTTTGGTTTTACCTAATAGTATTTATACAACAGTCTGATTGGTATTTTAACATAAGTTCAAAAATCAGGGAGAAATTAGATGCAGGGTAATAAGTTTAATGAAGATATAATCTTAAGTAGATTAAAAACTTATATTGATAATACATATGCTCAACACTACGGAAAGGGAGATATACAAACTACAGAAGTAACTTTTGATGCAGGTCATGGAGAAGGGTTCTGTCTAGGTAATATTATAAAGTATGCTCAACGCTTTGGTAAGAAAGATGGCAAGAATGAAAAAGATTTATATAAAATTATTCACTATGCAATCATTCTACTAGGACAGATGGATAAGGACAAAGAAAAAGAATATAGAGATTTTCAAGACCATATGCAAGAAGGAGCAGAATAATGCCAAGAGGAGTTCGTGCGAAATCACATGAAAAACTAGATGATACAAATTTACAGAGAGTTTGGGAAGCACTCAATAGTAATAAGCCTATAACAAAGAAAGAGGCTTGTGAAATGCTTAATATAACATATAATACTACTAGGCTTAACAATATATTGGAAGAGCATAGAGATACTATGGAGTACAGAGCAAAAAGAAAAGCTTCTTTAAAAGGAACAAAAGCTAGTGCGGCGGAAATAAAGCAAGTAATAGAATGGTATTTAGATGAAATGGCAATATCAGAAATTGCAAAATCAATGTATCGTAGCTCTACTTTTGTTAAGAATATAATAAATAAGGTAGGTATACCTGAAAAAAGACCTAAGACAGAACAAGGCGGAAAGCATAAGATTGGATATCTTCCAGACGAGTGTGTAAAAGAGGAGTTTGAAGAAGGTGAGAAAGTATGGTGTGCAAGATATGACCTACCAGGCATAATTAAAAAAGAAACAATACATAACTCTACAGATTATATAGAAAAATATGGTGCAAAATGTTACCAAGTATATGTAATAGAGTTATCAAATTTTGAAAGTCCTTACTTTGGCTTTCAAGATATAGGTGGATTCAATGCCCACGCACTAGCCTATGATTTAGGCAGTTTAAAACATTTAGAAAAGTACGGAGCTGAAATTTAAGGAGAAACAGCATGGAGCCATGGACGTTTATTGCGTCTTTTTGGTTGACAACATGGCTTATGCTAATTTGGAGAACATACTCCGTTAGTATGCGCATGATTGAAAAAGACCAACGAGGCACATATATAGTAAAAAATAGAAGATTACACTTTATAGTGTATTGTTTAGGGATATTTATAATCACACCATTCATATGGAATGTAGCCCTTTTCGAAGAATCAAGAAGAAAATGGGTTATAGCATATGTAAATGGTATACTAGGGAAGAAGAAATGAATCAAATTATAAGAGATGCGTTAAAAGCTAAGTACACAGGAGACTTAGCGGAAGCAAATGCAAATATAAAAATATATCTTAGCAACTCTGCAGGTATTGGAGAGCACTCAGATATACTAGGTGCAGTAAATGAACAGGTAGAAAAAGCAGTTCATGCACAGGAAAAATTAGATTATATTGATAATCTAGAATGGTAAGGAACTAAAATATAGTTCTTGACATGGCGTCTATTTTTCTGTATAATATTAATATATGGGAGATAGATTTTATCAACAACAACTCGACAGATTAGGGACTTGCCCTGGCTATCGAGGTACAAAAAGGAGACGACGCATGGCATGGACAGATGAATCCAAAGCTCAAGCCGTTGAGATGTACACAGAAGCTGAACCAACTCCAGAAACTTCAATGGAGATTGTAAAAGATATAGCTGAAGAGTTAGGCGAAAGCCCTAACGGAGTCAGAATGATTTTGACTAAAGCTGGCGTGTATGTTAAGAAAGCCCCTGCAACTGGTACAGCTAAAGCCTCAGGTGGCGGTAGTACTAGAGTAAGTAAAGCTGACGCTGCTCAGTCATTGAAAGATGCATTGAGTGATGCTGGTCAAGAAATTGATGACGACATCATTGACAAATTGACAGGCAAAGCATCAGTATACTTTACAGGTGTTATCAACGCAATCAACAACTAATACTAACCATTACTAAAGAGAAAGAGTTTTCTTAATAGTAATGGAGTATTATAGTGAAAAAGCAAGACTTTATAAGTCAAGTGAAGAATTGTGGAGACGCAATCATCACATACCGAAGTACTAACTCTCGAAAACTCAAGTACAATGTTTGTACTTTAGATTTTGATAATAAGTATATACAAAGTAAAAAGAACCGAGCCAAAGAAACAAAGGATTCGGTTCTTTTATTTTGTTGGGATACTGATTCTTACAGACTTTTGTTGCCTAAAAATGTAACTAACATTCAACCCCTTAGTTCTGTACTGAGGAATAAACGATGATGTTGCATGAGGCTCCAGAGATATACGAAAAGATTATCTCCGAGAATGAAGAAGCAACCGAACAAATTAGACTTACTATCAATACTTTTCGAGATGTTGAATACTTACATCTAAGAAAATATTACCTTGACTTTGATGGCGATTTTAAGCCATCTAAAGACGGGTTAGCAATGAAGCTGGATTTCAATAATTCTAGAGGGTTATTTGAAGGACTAGTAGAAATTTTATCCTTAGCGGAAGCTAAAGGTATCTTAGAAGAACACTTCAAAGATATATTAGATGAAATTTACCAATCCTGAAAATAAGTCTTGACATGGCTTCGAAAAAATTGTATAATATATAAATGGAAAATTTAAAAGAAGTATTAGACTCAGCATCAAGAGATTACTATAATGGCAATCCAACAATGTCAGACACACAGTTTGATAGATTAGCTAAGTTAATAGACTATGAGGAAGTTGGTTCATCTTCAACAGATAACAGAGTACCTCATATGTATCCTATGTATTCATTACAAAAGGTATTTTCCAATGAGATTGGCACAAAAGATCCATTTAACAACTACAAGGGTTCAGTCCTTGTAACACCCAAGTTAGATGGGGCTGCTGTGTCATTATTATATGTCGAAGGACAACTACTTCGTGCATTAACAAGAGGCGATGGTAAGCGTGGTTTGGATATAACAAACCATATCTCTACCTTAGTTCCTGAACATTTAAACTTTGATGGTATGAAGGTTCAGAACATTGTCCAAGTTACTGGCGAAGTTGTTGCCCCTAAGACTATCAAAAATGCCCGCAACTATGCAGCGGGTGCACTCAATCTAAAGTCCACAGACGAATTTCGTGAAAGAGAACTGCGCTTTATAGCGTATGGCTTACAAGAAAGCTGGAATACGTTATGGGCTGAAGATATGATATTCTTACAAGATTCTTTTTTCTGTACTGCTACAATGAGTAATTGGACTCAGTACCCAGACGATGGACTTGTGTTTCGCATAGACAATCATAAAGAGTTTGAAAGTAGAGGATACACCTCACATCACCCACGAGGAGCCTATGCTCTTAAACAAATACAAGAAGGAGTTGAGACAACCCTACTAGATGTTGTTTGGAATGTGGGTAAGTCAGGAGTAGTTGCTCCAGTAGCATACTTAGAACCTGTTGAGATTGATGGTGCAATGGTAAGTAAAGCAACTTTACATAACATGCGTTATATATCTGATTTAGACTTAGAGATTGGTTGTAGAGTAGAAGTAATTAGAAGTGGAGAAATTATTCCACGAATCGTAAGGAGAGTCTAATGGCAAATCATGTATCATTTTATATAACAGCGGAAAAAGAAGTAGATTTTACAGAATCATTCAAAATGCATACCTACACCCGTACTTGGGAGGATAACTCTTGGGAGGTTACAGAAGCAATAGAACTAGAAAAACAACCCTTTATGCAAGCAGCTGAACCAGAATTTGATGAAGATGCTTATCTTTGTGATAGTTATAGTTGGTACTGTGATAATGTTGGAGCAAAGTGGTGCAATATTGAAGAAGTAGAAGAGACTCAAGTTTATGGGTACTCAGCTTGGTCACCCCCAATAGAAATGCTAGGGCATTTAGCTGGATATATGAAAACAAATCTACGAATGAATTACGAAGATGAGTTTAGAAACTTTGTGGGAGTTGCTTGGTCAGATAGTAAGGGCAACACTTCTTATGAAGAAACAGATGGTGACGACTTTGTAGAACAACTATGCCAAGAATTAGGTATAGACGAACTACCAGACGATTTTGAGTGGTGGGAAGAATACGAAGATAGTGGTATAGTTCCACAGGAGTGGTTAGACGATGCTGTTTACAACTGGTTTGACGAGCAGTAGTGCCAAGTATAGGTAAGTATAATCATACTTATTTTGAGAACCATCCCGAAGAAAAAGATAGAGAGGGAGTTCTCTACGGTATAGTCTTGGTCAATGAAAGAACTTTTGAAAGAGAGTGCATCA